GTCGCATTAATTACAGAAACAAGTTGTGGAACACTAACTACAGTAGTCTTACCTTCCGCCAAAACTGTAGCTACTGTTATTTGATCCATTGCTACACCGAATCTGTAACGTCACCGATTACTTGAACATTTCCTCTTAGAACAGTGTTCACACTTGCATCAGGCATTGTAACTTGCAAATCCCAAATACCTGCAAGTGGAGCAGTTGCCCATGCCGCAGCAGGAAATGTTAGATCAATTGTATTTGGAAGAGTTAAAGCAGTAGTAATAGAGACTACAGGAGTTCCACCAGTTTTATCTCTATACTCAGCCTTAACAGTGGCGCCAGTAAGATTAGTAGGATCAGTTTGCTTAGCATCTTTCCATAGCTTAACTGTCCATTTGAATGTATCTCCACGATACAACTGTAAATCGTACTGGCCTGGTATCATGAGAAACTCTTTTTTCCATCGTTCAGCGTAGGAATTGGGTTATTCTCGTGTAGCTTGACTTTATCACCGCTCTTGTTGTTAAATGAATATCCAGAAGCCTTTGATGCGAGAATGTCAAGAGACAACTCATTGGCTTCGTCAAGCTGTTCTTGATATCGCTTGTCTTGACCATCTTTGATTGCCTTTTCCCATTTTTCAATGGTGTCGAGTTGGTTGTTCTTCTGCTGATCGGCAGCCCAAATTCTCTGCAATATACGGTCATCGAGTTCCCACGCTTCCAAGACCTTTTGATATGTACCATTTTGCATCCGTTGAATGACCATAAATGGCGCAGAAGTAATTTGGATCCTAGGATCGTCAGGATCAAGACAAATTACTTCGAGATTGTCATCGTAATCTTTAACAGCTTGGGCTACACGCAAAGCATCGTCTTGTACCCAAACTCCACCCATATCTAGATAATTCTTACCATCATCTAGAATAACCATTATCGCCTCCAAATGACAAAGTGCCAGGTAGTATCAGAAGTGGCAACACCGATACTACCTGGCACCAATTGTTAGGACTCAGTAAGGTTTGTAAACCTACCGTGAGCGCCACGCTTGTGAGTAACAATCTGCCAATACTGCTTCATCAATGCTTCGAATACGTCATAGTCATGCACGTACTTAAGAACTGATCCGTCAATATCTTCCCAGTACCACGGCTTATCGCGGTAGATCATTACTTCCGACTCTTGTACTGCGTACAAAGACTTTGGAGGCTGATCGGGGTCGGCAATGAAAGGCAAATCGCCTTCGTACATGAATGCAAGACCAACAAGACCACCATCCCATTGCTTTGGCTCATTGTATCGGCGCAAAGATGTGAGGAGGTTAAAGTAAGTCCTGCGTACTCCGAGTGAAGAAAAAAGAACACTTGGCTTTCCACCGCTCTTCTGCTTAATATCGTCCATCATCTTAATGACGACGAGTTCAGTCAGGGCAGTAGTGGCACCATCATCAATGGAACGCCAGTATTCATTACCAGCTGTACCAGAGTTAATGCCATGAAGTGTTCCTGCATCATCAACAAGCTGAGCCAACCCATAAGGCTCATTGTCAGTGTTACCGTTTCTCACTACGATATCACCAGCAGAGGCTGTTACCACAGCATCAACAACAAATGCTGTTGGGGAAGTAATAGAAACAATTGTTCTACCAGTGTTAGGTCCGGTGGGGACACCTGTAGCACTAGCAGTAATGTCAATATACTCACCAACTTGAAGCAATTGTGTTGGAGCAGTAACAGTTGTGCTTGCAGCACTCGGAGCACTCAGAACCGTAATGCCTCCAGTCTTTCCAGACGAAGCAAATGACGCAGAGTTGCCCCATGCGATTCTGTTGCAGTCCTTTGTCAGATCCTTCTTCAGACCATTCATTTCACCATCAAGTGCGTTGATGAAAGACTTGGGATTCGAATCTGCCAAAGCAATTGTTGGGCCTGTAATCTTGATTCGGCCATATCCATACTTCAAACGCTCTTGCGCTTGTGCATATCCTTGCTGACCTGCCGGACCAAGTTGTGCGCTTTCTGCGCGGTAACTAATACCAGAGTTACGCTGGGTGTGAAGTGGAAAGACAACGTACTTACCACCAGGAGTAGAGAAAATTCCTTCCGAGGACTTTTCAATTCTCTTGATTGCAATTGCGTTTTCATCCAACTGATCGGTAACGCCACCCTCATATACTTCTTTGAGGATGCCATTAACAGTGGCTAGGGTTGCTGGCATTTGATTGTTCCTTTACCTAGGATTGAGTATTAGCTTGAAGGATAGCAAGTGCATATGCTTTTCTATCCGAATCGCTTAACCTAGAGGGATCAACCTGGTCCTGCCTTACAGCGCCATTACCATTCAAAAGTCTTGGAGCTGGTTTGCGTTCAGGACTGCCAAACCGTTCTTTGTAAGCATTGATTGCTTGATCTGGAGTTGCTCCTTTTTCTAGCTGAAGCAAAAACCAGTCATCGTCAAAGTCACCGTGCCGAGTATGCATATCATGCATCAATCTGTCAAGTTGAGCAATTTGCTGAGCTTCAATCTGCGATTGTTGAAATTGCTGTTGCTGTTGATAGACAGTTCCAAGCATTGATTCATACTGTTCTTGTCTAGCCATTAACTCACGATACATTGCATCGTTCTGTGGCTCTTGCTGTCCCTGTTGTGGTTCGTATTGATCATCATTTACAAAAAGATCGTCTGTTGACATTCCAACTTCCCTCATGGCTGTTGTTAGTTCGCGGATAAATTGTGCAGGATCATTCTGCATCATGGATGTGTAGTACTGTGAATATCTAAGATCCTCAATATCACCCAGTTCGAGATATGGACGATACTGAGAATGAATTTCCTGGAATTTCCTTGTTACATTCCCATCCCAATCTTTTACATACTTTGCAACGATCGGACGATCATCCTCGGGAATTGAACTTAAAACTCCACGAGTAAAATCAGAGTAATCAGCATAATCTACTGGTTCATGCTGGGACGGGCTGGGGCTGTCCGTTGGCTGGAACGGAGGAATTATCAGGTCCGGCATTTCCGGGTTGTTGAAGTCCGACATTTTGTGATTGCACCACTTTCTGTTTAGTTAGCATTAGATGCTGTTCAAAGACTGACTTTACATAAGGTGACAGTCCTTCATATTGTTGAGACTTCATAAACAATTCATGCTCATATACATGAACAGCATCATTGTCATATGAATTTGGCGGGAAAACTTGTGGGGGAGGCGGTCCTTGTGGTTGCATTCCCATCATTGGAGGCATACCATTTGGTGGTTGCATACCATTCATAGCCATTGGGTCTACAGGCATACCATTCATCGGTGGTGTTTGCATTCCAGACATATCTAGCGGAGGCATTCCTCCACCATTTAGTCCCGCACTGTTAGGATTAGAATAAGGATCAGGCATAGGATTAATTTGCCCTGCCATTCCTTGATCCATTCCCATACCTGGCATTCCAAATTGCATGGCTGTGGGGTCTTGCACAGAAGCCATTGCGTGATTTTCTCGTTGGGCTTGCTTTGAATCAGCCTGTAGTTCTTCGTACAATCTGGAAGTTTCATTCATTTGCAAGTAACGGAGACCCTTTTCAGGTGGAATCAATCCATTCTTCATTAGGTCCGTAATGAATGCTTGCGTAGCAGCTTTGGATTTGGGAGCCATACTTCCAGGCTCAACCGCAATATCCATGTTGTTATTCAAGTTAGACTGTTTAAACAACGTAGCTTCAAACGAGTTATTCTTTGAGACAATGTTTACAATGTATTCTTCATCCCAGAACTGATTGATGAGACTTAGAGTTTGTTTACCAACCTCGGTGGTAGCTTCCTCGATGGATGCCACGGTGTTATATATCTTGGAATCATTTTGTTCAGTAAGATACGCGATAGCCGACGCAGCCTCAATTCCTGTAGGAACAGTACCCCGAGAAATTTCATTTCTACCTGCAATCTCATCCATATCGTCGATGATTCGTTGTGGTTCCTCTAGTGCATATTGAGGTAAGGGCTCAATTTGAATTGGACTAGGAGGATTGAAGCCAGGATTAACAGCAATATACAACCCCACTTCACTAGTAACCTTAGTAACATCAATCGAGCCTTTAGTGTAAGCCATTTGAGGTTTAGCCATACGATTCTTAGCCTCAATAATCTGCGATCTAGTTTTATTATACTCTTTTTGTAGAGGGATAATATCTTCAATCGTTGAGATTCCATAGCACCTACCAGAAGCTGTATGGTCCATCTTAGCAAATGGATAGTTTCCATGATCGTATGGAAGTTCGTCGTCGCCCTGAGTCTCTACTCCAGTATCTTCATCAACTTTAGTTCCATCTGGACTATACCTGTAGAGAATTTTGTCATCCCCAATTACAAGCATTGCACCGGCTGGGTATTTCTTACATGGCTTTACCCAGATTTCTTTGACTAGACAGGCTTTTGCACCTGCTGCTTGATTCTGAACACCAATTGCACTCAAGAATCGAGCTTCAAGATTTGTATTCACGATATCCATATCAGTCTT